CGCTTGAAGTAAGCCCACGCGTTGCAGGCCGTATCGTACCGATGCTTAATATACTTAATACCTAAATCTATCTGCATATAAGGATCTTGCGCTTTAAGCTTAAGTAGTTGAGGTATGCCATAGGCAGTAGATCTAGGGTTATCAGCTCTTGGATTCCATCTACTCTCACGATTCCATAAGAGCTCAAGACAGCGATATTGTTTAGCATCTACGATCTTGATATGCGCATAGAGTTTATAGTTGTTTATATCTTTATATGTAGTGACTGCCATTACATTAGGTGTAGAGCCATATACACAATACCCGGCCAATAGCACAATGCCCCCAGTTCGAGCTATTCGCCTAGCGGCTCTACCTGAGGTCTTTGAGCGTACCGTACCTGTCAAGGATGTGAATAACTTTAAGCGCATAATACGGCGTGTTTAATTAGTTATACACAGGATTAGTAGGGCTGTGGATAACGCCTGTGGATAACTATTCATATATACCTTATTTCTACAGCATCATCTATTGGCAGATAACTAATTATTTTATTAGTAAAAGTAAGAGTTTGACCAAAGCTTTTAGCAGGCAAAATAGCTTTACTCCATTGAAGCTCGCGTCCGGTTATATTCCAAAGGTAAATACCAAGCGGAGTAGAGTTTACGTATGCAGCATCGTAATTTAATTGTTTAGCTTTGCTAATTAAAGCATCGTATTTATCTTTTTCTATAATCATCTGAGAGTAGTGGGCTCTCCTGCATTTGAGCTCTAAAACCATTTCATAATCTTTAGTAACCGCATCTATGCGGTCATAATGATCAACGGTAAAATTAAGATCTGGCAACCAGTTAGCTTTTAAGTAATAAAATAAATCCGCCTCGGTTAATTCCCATAACTTTAAATATTTCACACGTCATCTGCTAACTGGCATACGCCCATTACTCCGCAGACAGTACATTGAAGCACCTTTACATTAGGCGGTAGCCGGTCATCAACTGAGCGCTCTATCTGATCCGTAACCTTTTTACAGATACGGCAAGAGAAGCAATAGTGCTTAAGCGTTACGCTCGACATTTAGCGCATACCCATATCGCAGGCTCGCCACCTGTTAAGCGAATTAGTAGGCCGCCTGATTTTGGCTCCCAGCTAAAGCATTGATCGCATTGATCCATCGCGCTACTTGTTTTAGTGCCGTCATCGTGAATCGTGGTGGCTATACCGTTAGCTATATAAGTTATTTCGCCCATTATTAAACCTGCGGCTTCCATTTGCCACCACTTGATAGCACATACCAAGCGGGCTGGCATTGTTCGGCCTTATTAGTAGCAAGACATCGCCACGCGCCCCAAGGCTTACCGGTATTTTTACCTACGCCCTCTGTCCACACCATAACTCCGTGACGGCACTCTGGTATGCGTTCGGCGCTCTCATCTTGGGATGATCCAAGACTTGGTATCCCTGCCTGTTCGGCTTGTGCGGCGGTCGTATAACTGGGTATGTTCCAAGTATCGGCACTAGGTGAGTTTTGCATCTCCTCAACACTAGCACGAGGCGTGCCAAGTTTTGCCGCATAATTAGCATTAGCTAAAGCCCTACCGTACGCACTCGTCTCGCAAGACTCTAAGGCAAAAGGCTTGCTCGCCTTTTCTTGAGCCCAACCCACACTCCAAGCAAACTCCTCGTATGCATCTTTATAAATTGATACCTTAACCCGCACATATGCCGAGCCATCGATAACAATATCCCAGACTTGGGAGTCAATTCTAAAATTAGAGTGCTCTAAGACAAAGAGCTCTATGCGTTCGGCTACCGTTGAATAATTGGAAAGGTCAAAAGCCATTTACTTATCCCTGCTCACTATTTGACGTGAGACGGATCGCCCAAGTGTATAACCCTCGCGCTTGCCCTCTTTAAATCCGACTGAGTAAGTAATCGAAGCGGTAAGGATTAGCGATATAAACATAATCGCAAATATAGATACCTCGTTGGCGTTCATTTGCTGGCCATCGCGCAAGCTAGATCAGCGACTCGATCATATGTATCATCTGAGCAGGTAACGTAGCCCTTGCGTATCATCGCCTCTATATATGTATAACGCTCGGCGATCTTGTTACGGTATTTGCGTGGAATAACTGGCACTAACTTTATTACTTTGTATGTAGCCCAATACTTGAAACTGTTGTCCTGCATTGTATAGTTCATATTTAGCCCTTTGTTAAGGCCGAACCTACGCTAGTAGCCCCGGCGTTTGTGTTCTTAGTATGACCCCTACAGCTGACAAATTGCAACGACTCGCCAAGTATTTATTTCTTTAATTTGTCCTCTAGTAGCAGCTCATATATCCGATCTACTCTGAGCTCTATCCGCTCCACCCGGCCGTGTAGGTTATGGCCTCCGTTACCGTCTGGCTTAAGCTCTGATAGGTAATACTTTACAGTTTTGCGCAGCAGCCCAGCTAGTAACCCCAAAATGGTGCACCCGCCTAAGGTAACACCGATTACTAACTGAGCCATTTCCATTACTTAGCCGCTGCGCTCTCATCAAAAGTTACTGAGACTAAGCCGCCTTCAATAAAGCCATCCCACGCCAAGATTTCATAGCCGCCGTTACCTGTTTGACTCCACTCGCTGCCGTTGGCATCCCAGAAAGCCGTGATAGTCGTCGGTGACTCCCAGCCCTTATCCACATATACGCCAGCCTGGGGCCCAGCACTTATTCCGCCCTGCATATACCACTCATTATCGGTGACAAAAAAGCGTAGCGCATTAGCATTATTAGGATCCGTCAGGTGCTCGGAGATCCATACCGCTCTTGGCTCGACTGTTGCCAAGAGCCCAAGTGAATTATTAACTACATCAATTTTATACTTTGTGTTGTTAGTAATCTTAATCTGCAGCGCCCAGCTCATTTAGCGTTTAACCCGTACTCGGTTTGCTTTGGATCTATCGCCTTAAGTAATGGCCCAAGTAGCCCAGCAATAAAGGCATTAGCTAATACTTTTGGATCTGTTACGCCAGACATAGCTAGAGCAGCGACCGCCGCGAGTGCTGCTCGCAGGTATGACATCCCAGCGCTAATTAGTTTTGTTTTCATCTTTTGCTCCTATTCCAAGCTTTAGAGTTATGGCCTTAGCCTTTTTTAGATTTACTGTTACCTCAAAGTGCATTTCATCTGGCCGACCTTTAAAGTCACCGCCCCACTTCAGGCCGTACTTTTTACTAAGGGCCCGGATCATAGGGACCTTTTCGGCTGAAAACGTGTCGTACTTACCTAGTGGATGCTTAGTCGCATTCAGATCTATTGCCGTCCCGGATGAGTGACAGGATAATTTATCGGTAGTACCTCGCACCATACGAAAGGCGTAGCCCCAGTCGTCAAAAATACCCTCATCTATCGGCTCTATTAAGTTATGAAACTCGGAAGCAAAAGCGGCCAATAGGTGTCCCACGCTTTCAGCCGCCCTCACCTTTCGATCCGTACCTTTTATAAGGTAGGACTTTATACCGATCTCGGCAGGATCCTTAGAAGCTGGGTATCCGTTATAGCTTGTAGGTTTCATCCCAGTAATAGTTTTGCTTCATCGGCAGTAATGCCTAGCCTTGCCAGTAGTGCTGCTTTGGCGGTTGCGGCTGCTTTCGTTTCGGCTATAAAGACCGCGGCTGCTTCGGCGTGCTCTAGACGTGCCTTTGTCTCTGCCGCAGTCTCGTCGCGTTCGGTAATTGTCTCAATGCCTGTTTGGACATTAAAATCTTTTTCTGTGATTTTCATAATTTCTCCTTTAGGCTCCATAAACAAAAATAGTTCCGTTATCAAAGCTTCCTGAGTGTGTGGCTATTGCTACACTTGTTATTGCTGCGCTACCTGCATAAACGCCACCGCCGCTCATTAAAACTTGACCACCGCTACCGCTATAACTACCAGAACTGAAATTATAAACTTTAATACCGGTATTTTTACCACCAGAAATTTCAAAAAAACCATTAGCGTCGCTACTTGCTGTACTACCAATAATTCCAAAAAGAGGCGGCCCATCTAACGTTCCAGCAGAATATTCGTAATTGTTTACATTATAAGTAGCCCCTGCGTTTAATTTTGGGCCGCCGTAACTGTAATTATTACCAGTATCACCATTTATTCTCACTCTATATTGAGCATTAGCAGTTGATGAAGATGCGCTCCTAATTAAAATAAAAATATTTTCTACGTTAGATATACCACTAATAGTAGTAACTGTGCTGGTTAAACTTGTTCCACCAGCGTTAAGGAGCGACCAGTTTGCACCACCACCACCAGCAGCAGCCGCCCACTTCATACCAGTTGCAGCCGTTGAGTCAGCAGTGAGGATTGTGTCGTTTGCGCCGACTGCTAGGCGTGAGAATGCTGCCGAACCAGTTGCAGGTACGAGATCTCCTTTTGTCGTGTAAGCCGTTGCCATTGAGTTAGTAACGGTGACATCACCTGAAGCACCTCCTCCGCTTATTCCTGTGCCAGCGGTTACTGCGGTTATGTCTCCTGTTGCACCTGAAACTACCCAAGCCGCACCATCGTAAAACCAAGTCGTATTATTATCTTTGGTAAAAGCAAACTGTCCCTCTGCGGGTACGGTAATAGCAGCATCACGCGCTGCCTCTGTTGCAAAGACTAAAATACCTTGCATAAGGTAGCCGTTAGTATCGCCAGCCGTGAGTACTTCCCCGGTGTTAAAAGTCTTAAAGCCTAACCCTGCTGCCATATCCTTACTCCTTAATAACTTAAAACTGACGTATCAAGTATCCCGTGCAGCTCTGAGTTTAGTATAAAAGAGTCGATTATCGGCTCTAGTGTGGTAAAAGTTGTCCGCCAAGAATTAGGCGTAACGTTATGGGCTACCCCAAAAACTTGCAGAGTCTTAACTAGTGATGATCCGCCGGGCTGGGTAGTAGTAATTGTTACCGGGTCAAAAAAATCTAGGTCAAGGGCAGCTATAGGCCCGGGATCTGTTGAGTACTGGTAAAGGTTTAGCTCGATCGCATCGCAGCGAATATCGGTTTCTTGCCGGGAGGCTACGTAGGCTTGGGCATAGTTGAGGGCCTCGTCTGTTGTCTGCATAAGTAGGCCCTGCTGATTATAAGAGTGTAGAAAATACTTATCTATGGAGGCTGTATTACTTGCACTTTGTGTAGTTAAGCCAGTAGCCGTAATCTGGGCGCTGTTATAAACCTGAGTATCATCTAATCGCCATACTGCATTAAAGTAGGCTATATCGCTGCCGTTATCATTAAACAGTACCGGGGTAGCATTTACTGAAGTACTTGTTACCGTTCGATCTTGAAAAACAAATTGGCCTATTGCATCTACATAGAGGGCCCCATACTCTGAAAGGGTAACAGTCTGCATAGCCCCTAGAGCTGTGCGAGCAGTACCGGGATCTACTTGCAAGGTAGTTAGTCCCGGGTCAACATCTCGCATAGAGGATGGCCAAGCAATAGCATCTAGTAAGTTATTAATCCTAGCCCCGCTAAGTTGCCCCGCACTTGTTCCCGCTACTGTTGCGATTTGTGCGTTATTGGCTAGGCGGAAAGCATCTACTGCGGTAATAGTCGTATAGACGACCTCGCCAACATCTTTAGGCGTAGTAGTCGTATAGCTAGTTATGAAGCCCGAAAACATAGGATAAGTAACTCCGGCATAAGTGCCGCTAATAGCTACTTTTCGCATAGGTTGAAGCAAGCCAAAGTATGGCCCGTTAGTATTCTGACTGTTAAAGTCTCCGTTTTGATCTACTATGCGAAGTGTAAGGCTACCAGTTTGGAATACGTCGGCTTGGGCGTTACGGCCGCGCATTGTACTTACGCTATCTATTAGGTCAGAGACATCGACTATAAGAGTTTGTTCATCGCCTAGCACATTAGTATCTAATAAACCTTGTCCTAAAATTAAAGTCTCGGCAAAAGAGGCCCCAGTACTAAAATTAATAAAGGCGTTAATAGTCGGAGCTGGCATCAGATTATTCCCTATTAAGTATTCCAGCAGTCCTTAAGGGATTGCCTTCACGGTTAATTTTTTGGATAGTTTCCTGTACTAACCCAGTAAAGGCTAACGGATCTGCTATCACTCCAGCGTTGATAGTTATGTCATAGTTACGATCGGGATTTTGGCTAGGGTTATAATTTACTCCCGGTATTAAAGTGCTAATAGTGGGGTTGGGCGGTATTACTGGCATTAAATTATTGGCTATATCAAAATTACGATCTTTATTTTGGGAAGGGTTAAATGAAATACCCGGGCCAGTAGCGCCGCCACCACCGCCTCCACTTGCAGCTCCACCTAATAACGCTAAATAAGTTTTCAAAGCCGCCAGTCGCGCATCATCGGCTAGTTTTTGTGCAGCGGCTATAGTATTGATAACTTGAAGCTCTACCGTCTGCCTTAAAAGGGCTAGGGTATTACTTGCCCCAGTTGTTTTAGATAGTGAGGCAAGGCGAGCGATCTCGGTGAGTTGGATCTGTACCCTTTCGCTATAACTCTCGGCCAGCGCTAAAGTGCCTGCTAATTTAATTGCTGAGTTATATTTACCGAAAGCATCTTGTCTGGCTAACTCTTTATCGGCCTCGGCCATCTTGCTACCGTTAATAACATCAAGCTCTTTAAGTAACTGGGTATTTAGTCCTGCCAAAGTAGCGTTACTAATTGTAGTAATCCCGGCTAACTTTATAAGATCGGCGTTACGTTGCAAGGCTCCTAGCTCGTTAATCTTTTTAATAGCTAGATCGCCGTTATCCTCCTCTATCGCTTGCAGGGCTTCAAGGCGTAGGCGTGTTTCCTTGTCATAGGTAGACTGTAAAGCGGCAGCTAGTGTAATCCGAGTAGAGTCAAATACGGCCGCTGCCTTAGATAGTGCTAGGTCGTTCTTTTTAGCTAAGGTCGATTTTTTGCTAGCGGCAAGTAGAGCCGCTGCTGCCTTAGCTGCATCTTTAGCCGCTTTAGCTGCTGCCTTGTCCCGGGCTGCCTGCGCTCTAGCATCTATGCCGGATTGGAACTCTGCCGGGGCTCCTTGAGTAAATCCGCCAGATGGTCCCTGTCTCGACTTGGCCCCGGCTCGATTTAAGATATCCAAGTAACTTCCTACTATTGGGACCATACCTAAATCAAACTTAAATCCTCCGGGTAAGTTGTTTATTTTTTGAGTCAAGACACCTATGCCGCGAATAACATCGGCGGTAAAGATTGCTACATCCTCCATAGATTTAGCCAGATTATCTACTGAGTCCTCATTACCTAAACCAGTTAAAGCATCGATTAGCCCAGTACCTATAATCTCTTTTACGTTCTCACTTGCCACACCTAATTTAGCGATTGACCCGGCAAAAGTTTCGGCGGATGCTTTAGCTGAGCCCTTAAAGGTTACCGCTAATTTTTCTGTTATATCAAAAAAAGATTTAGTGGCTAGATCTGTTTTAGATATTCCAACCCCTAAGCGCGAGAGCGCTGCGTTATTGCCTAAATAGGCTTTACTCAAAGCCGCACTTACACTACTTAAATCCTTGCCAGTAGCAGCCGAGACATCTAAAGCAATAGTTAATAGGCGCTGGGCCTCACTCGCTGACTTGGTTGCAATAGCCAAGCCCTGAAAGGCAGGTCTTAAAAGATCATCGACTATTCCAAACTCGGACTGTAGGCGCTGAATATAAGCCTCGGAGCTAGCGGCATCGCGCTCTAGTCCTACGTTCTTTAATGCAAGGGCTAACTGTACCTGCGCTTTTTGATCATCGGCTGCAGCCTTTACGGAAGCCTTGCCAAAAGCCAAGATCGAAGTCGCGCTAAAAGCCAGCCCAAAAGTTTTAGCTAAGTTTTTTACAGTACCGCTTAATTTATTTATTTGCTTTTCGCCCTTGCTGAGCGCCTTACCATCAAAAGTAGTTACGGCATTGACTAATAAACTTGGGATACTGGCCATTATGCAGCACTACCATAGCGGCCTTGATTAAAGGCGTTAATTGTTTTAGTAATCGCAAATATGACGGCATCCTGAACCTTGCCATTGTCCTCTTTCCAAGCTCTAAATATCATACGCCCGCGCTCGGCTTGCTTGTCTCCGTAAAGTGGACCCATACGGCTCACAAAGTGAGCACCTGCCTCCGGGTTATTAGATCTGTAACCTTTTTTAGATGGCTCACTAGCTCGCCCAGCGGTCTCATAAATTGACCCGGCAGCGCTGCGATTAGCCACAAAGTAAAGCGCCCTAAAGCCGTTTTTGTTTCGCTTGCTTGGAGCCTGTGAGTAGTAAATACCTTTGACTGCCTCGGCGTGATCGTATAACGGAAACAGGCGCAGCCGCCCAGTTGTATTAAACTCTGGCTGCACTCTAGTTTTTGTGGCATTTTTTGACCAGCCATATAAATTATCGGGCTGAGGCGATGGAGCATAGCCCCTAGCTTTATCGCGAAGCGGGACCATTACCGCTCTAATTTCTTTGTTCATAGATTTCAGCAGCTCCGGATCGACCAAGCGGAGAGCGCGTATGGTTTCTTTAACGCCTTTTAGCTCTACTGGCATTTTTAACCTCCTCCGCTTCATCGTTTAACACTTTTATTAGCATCTTAAACATCTCGGGATCAAGATCTAGTACCGCCTGAGGCGCGACCCCTAACCTAATCGATAGCTGAGCTACTAAGTAGGTAAGGCTGCCACGCCCTAAGCTAAAGGTATATCGTCTAGCACCTCAACACTTTTTAAGGTATCTAAAAACTCTGCTCCGAATAGAGGCACGGTTTCACCTGAGGTACGTATGCACTCCCAAGCTAACCAATAGACGTCTGTTTGCCTTTCCTCGATCCTGAAGCATTTATGGAAGCCTTGTTTAGCGTATAGCTCAAAGCTGTACTCTATTCGTG